GTCTCAGTTCTCAAGACAGTTACTGTTTTGGACAAGAATGGAGACGAGAAAGATCAAATTCTCATTGAGTGTCCTAACACTGTTCCTGATCACCCCAAGGTTCTCGACATGATTGTTGATTCCAATGAAATATCCAAGATTACCACCCAGTATGGAGTTATGCTAACTCCAGATGAAACTGGTGTGGTTAAGCGATTTGGACACGTTACTGCCAGAGATTCTGCAACCTCGTATTCTTCAGTTTATGGATCTTATGCCATTAGGCACAGATACCATTATGATATGGAGACTACTGCTGGAGATTGTGGAAGTCCTTTGGTAGTTATCAATCCTATGATTAGCAGGAAATTGATTGGCCTACATGTTGCGGGAACTGTCGGAGTTGGAATGGCTTCCCCTTTGAACAGATCTGATATCGATCGTGCTCTTGCTATGATTTCAGCCGGAGCTAAGATCGAAATGGAATATGATGAGTGGGTTGCTCAAGTCAAGGAAGATGTGCCAGTTCCCAAGGGAAATTTTACTCCTCTTGGTTTGGCTGAGTACAAAGTGGCCTCTGCGTTGGAATCTTCTTTGAGACCATCTTTGATTTCGGGCAAAGTGACTGAGCCAATCACCAAACCTTGTCACTTGAAACCGATTATTGTTGATGGTCAAGTTCTCGATCCCATGATGAAAGGCCTCGAAAAGTGTGCCATTCCTTCCATGGTTCTTGATAACGATATGTTGGCTGCAGCTGTGGCTGATGTTCGACGTAATTTCAAGGAAGATTTGCCTCGTCAGAGAGTTTTGACGGACATTGAAATGATTGAAGGAATTGAAGGAGACGAATTCGCTGCTCCTATCAATAGATCAACTGCGCCTGGTTACCCGTGGAAGCGGATGACAAATATGCCTGGCAAAACTTTTTGGCTTGGATCTGATGAGTATAAACTCGACGAGAACTTGAGACAAAAGATTCATGAGAGGATTGAGAATGCCAAGAACAACAAGCGCACTCCTACGATTTGGACTGACACTTTGAAGGATGAGCGGAGACCCATTAAGAAGGTGGATCAAGGAAAGACGAGAGTTTTCTCTGCTGGACCTATTGATGCCACACTCGCTATTCGCAAGTACTTTTTGGGATTTGCCGCTCATTGCGCTCATAATCGAAATGCCAATGAAATATCTGTTGGCACGAACGTCTATTCTCCTGATTGGACTCAGATTGCTGATCTCATGTCAACGAAGGGACCAAAAGTTATCGCTGGAGATTTCTCCAACTTTGATGGTACCTTGAATGTGCAGATATTGCACGCCATTTGTGAGATCATTAATGATTGGTACGATGGAACTGAGGAAGAAAGTCAAGTGCGTTCTGTCCTGTGGAAAGAGATGTGTAATTCAGTCCATTTATGTAAACAGTCTGTTTACATGTGGACTCATTCTCAGCCCTCAGGATGTCCATTGACAGCCATCCTTAACTCCATCTATAATTCCATCTCCGTCAGATATGTCTGGATGTTGATTACCAAAGGTTCACCTTATCATTCTATGAGTGCGTTTCGCAAACATGTGAGTATGGTGGCCTACGGTGATGACAATGTTCTTAACATTTCTGATGAATGTTCCATTTTCTTCAACCAAATTTCAATGGCTGAAGCTTATGAAACTTTTGGAATGACGTACACTGATGAAGCCAAGACTGGCGAAATGGTTCCATTTAGGACTCTTGATCAGGTTAAATACTTGAAGAGGAGTTTCGTGATGGATCACGAGTCTGGCCTTTATCTGTGTCCAATGGAACTTGAAGCCGTCCTTGAGATTGCTAATTGGACTCGTAAGTCTGTGTCCATTGAAGAAGCAACTATCCAGAACGTGGAAAACGTTTGTTTCGAACTTCACCTTCATGGTAAAGAAGTTTTTGACAAGTGGGCTCCTGTTCTGGTCAAGGAATGTAACAAGGTTGGATTATATCCTGCTGTTCTGACTTTCTATGAATATAAGTTCACAGAATATCAGAAGGCAGGCATGATTACAGCCAAAACTGAAATGGAAGATCATTTGGAATTTCAGGCGCAAATTTTTGCTCCTCAAAATTTCAAATGGACTTTCATGTCTTGGTTCATTGTGATTCAGAATTTTAAGATTCTTGCCACAGACCTCTATGTTGGAGCCTATCTTTGGCTTGCGTCTAGAGTTTTTGGGAAGAAAGTTTATTGGTTTTGCACTATTTTGAATCTTTTGAACTGGACAATGACCTTTGTCTCACTCGGTCTTGATGTTCACGCTGGGAGAAATCCCCTGTGGTGTGATAGAAGTGAGTCGTTTCTCCCTTATGGGGCATACATCGATGGAAGTAGATGTCTGCAGCAAAGCCTGAATTGGGAGGAGAAAGTGGAGACTTTCTATTGGAAGTCTATTGGGCATTGTGTGCCACTTTAAATCCAGTCTAATGTCCCTTCCGGTTGTCTCTCATGTTTGGCAGCATGTTGGACCTTTCCTTAAATTTATCTGTCAGCTTCTATTCTCAAAAATGATAATGATAATATGTCTGCTCAGCAAGAACAGTCCGTCGACCAACAACAGATCACTGAATTTGTGGATGATGTTGCTCCATTGACTGTTCAGAAGGAAGGATTAACTGAGGAAGTCAAGTACACGAATTTTGCACATGATAGTATGGACCATTCGATTCAATCGATTTTGGCCCGTCCCATCAAAATTGCAACAACTTCGGTGGACACAACTGACTTTCTATACAGTATTGAAGTTCCTTCTGCCATTTTCAATGCCAGCACTAACCTTATTGATAAATTGAACTATTTCACGTTTATGCGTGCAAATGTTCATTTTCGTGTTGTTTTCAATGCAACACCTTTTCAACAAGGTAAGTACTGGCTTTTCTTCTCTCCTTATGAGGATTATTGTGGAAGACCAGTTACTGGAACTTTACCCAACGCCTCAGGTTTTCCTGGAGTACAATTTGATTTGGCCTCTGGTGAACCTGCTGAGTTGAAAGTTCCTTTTGTTTCTCCTCTTTCACACATGAACCTTCTGACAGGAGAAGGCCATTATGGCAAACTTTTCATTCGTTCTTTGGTTCCTTTAAATTCTGGAACCTCTGGTGATACTTTCGACCTTTCAGTCTATGCATGGTTTACAGAGGTTGAACTTTCTGTTCCTACGAATGAACCGGTGAACACAGCAGCTTTTACTGCTCAAATTTTCACACCAGAGTCTTCAATGGTAAAGCCCACTTCTGTCCTTTCTCGCATGGCGAGTCCTGGTCTTCAGTGGGTCTCTGATTGGGTTACAGGTGCTCTGAATAAAATCGGATACTGTAAACCAACAGAACCAGTCTTGAATACTCGAATTGTGAATGAGCCAGCTGCTGGATTCACTCATGTTGATTCTCCCGACACTTCTGTGGTGTTAGCTGCTCGATCTGATAATTCAATCGAGCCCAACTCTGCTGTGTTCGGGACTACAGAAGATGAAATGGATATCAAACATGTGACTTCCAAATGGAATATTCCCTTGGTTGATCCCATTTCATGGCCTCTGACTTCAACACCTGGAACACTGCTCGTTTCTATCCCAGTAACACCGGGATATTGTAAGAAGCGAACCTTAGTTCCACCTGCATCTGACAATTCGTGGC